TTACCTATGGCAGCCTATCAAGCAGTATACAATGAGTATTACAGAGACGAAAATTTAGTTGCACCCGTTAATTATCAATTAGTAGACGGTGTAAACGTAGATCCAGAACTATTAGTACTAAGAAAACGAGCATATGAACACGACTATTTCACTGCAGCCTTACCGTTTGCCCAAAAAGGTGCTGCCGTCGATATCCCATTGGGCGAAGTCACACTTAAACCAGATTGGGAAACTTTTGGAAGTCCAAGATTTAAAACTACATCAGATACAAATGCTATTCCCGGAGTAGTAGAGCAAGACGGTAGTGTATCACCACCAGCAATTAGAATTAATGGTTCATTTGCTCAAACTCCTGTAGTATATGACCCAGACGGTTCATTAATTACATCTCCAACAACTATTAACGATTTAAGAAGAGCTTTTAAATTACAAGAATGGTTAGAGAAAAACGCAAGGGGTGGAACTCGTTACATAGAAAACATTTTAGTCCATTTCGGGGTAAAAAGTTCAGATGCCAGATTACAAAGACCAGAATATATTACTGGCACCAAATCACCTGTAGTTATATCAGAAGTATTAAACACAACAGGAACGGCCGAATTAGAACAGGGTAATATGTCAGGTCATGCAGTAAGCGTCGGAGACGGTTACACAGGAAACTATTATTGTGAAGAACATGGTTATATTATTGGCATTATGTCTGTAATGCCTAAACCAGCCTATCAGCAAGGAATACCAAATACATTCTTGAAATCAGACCCATTAGATTTCTATTGGCCATCATTTGCCAATATTGGAGAGCAGGAAGTTCAAGTACAAGAATTATATGCTTATACACCTAATGCAACTGATACCTTTGGATATGTACCACGTTATAGCGAATATAAGTATCAACCAAATAGAGTCGCGGGTGACTTTAGAACATCATTAAATTTCTGGCATTTAGGCAGAATATTTGCATCAGAACCAGCATTAAACCAAACATTTATAGAAATGTCGTCAAGTGCGATTGATGAACGTATTTTCGCAGTAAACGACCCAGATGTAGACAATTTATATATTCAAGTAGTAAACAAAATTAGAGCCGTACGACCTATGCCAGTATACGGTACACCAATGTTATAAACCTATGGAAGGACTATTAATAATCTCAGAAGGCGCACTATTTATGATAGGCGCAAAAAACGGAATGCCCGTTTATCAACCGATTACACTCGATGAATTGAAAAATTTTCTCGAGGATTCTCAATTATTAGCCGAAAAACAAGAAGATGGCGAAATGCATATCCCCGTTTAGTGTTGAAACTAAAAAAGGATTCATTCCCGTACCTTGTGGCAAATGTTACGATTGCTTAGCCCGAAGAATTTCGGGCTGGTCTTATCGCTTAGTAAAAGAAGCAGAGGTATCTACCTCTGCTTTTTTCATTACATTGAGTTACGATAATGAAAACGTACCAATTACAAAAAACAAATTCATGACGGTTAAAAAAACCGATGTACAAAAATTTTTTAAAAGATTAAGAAAATTAAACACAGAAAAGATAAAATATTATTGCGCAGCAGAGTACGGAACAAAAGGTAAACGCCCACATTATCATATTATAATGTTTAATGTAGACATAGAAACCGTAGACAAAGCATGGACACTTGGAAGAGTGCATTCTGGTTCCGTAACGGAAGCAAGTGTCGGCTATACTTTAAAGTATATAAGTAAAAAACAACAAATACCAACACACGCAAGAGATGATAGAGACCCCGAATTTTCATTAATGTCTAAAAAAATGGGGGCTAACTACGTTACCCCTCAAATGGTAAAATATCATAAAGCAGATTTAAAAAACAGAATGTATGTAACAATAAAAGACGGCAAAAAAATTGCTATGCCACGTTACTACAAAGATAGGATTTATACACAATTAGAAAGACAGAAAATCGCTAAACACATGATTAACAGAGAGTTAAAAGAATATCAGAGCATGGACTTATCCACACGCGATAAAAAAGACAAAAAAGATTTGTTAATTCGAATGAACAAAGCACGAAAATTTAACCAAGACATGCGATTAATTAAGAAACTATGATATTCAAAACAAAACACAATTTTGGTGAGTTTGATTTAACACACGAACTCAACAACCAACCATCAATGACAATACCAGACCAAACAATGTCTATGCGTACTATTTTAGATAGATACGCAAGAGGACTACCAATTGGTGGAACTCGAGAAGGTATATTTGATGACGAAACAGAAACTACCAGAGGAATAAACCCAAAAACTTTGGATTTAACAGATATACAAAGATTAAAAGAAATAAATGTTGAACAAATGGAAGAAGTAAAAAGAGGACAAAACGAACGTGTCCAAAAACGTCAAGAAGAGAAAAAGGCAAAAGAATTAGAAATTCTTAAACAACAGATAAAAGATGGGTTAACCCCATAAACCCGTAGGGCACTAATACTCTATCTTTGTATTAGTGCTAATTGACACTTTCAATTAGTAAAAAACAACAAAAAACAAAAAAAAGATTATGCCATTATCAGCAATATTACCATATCTCGGCCCAATTATATCGGGTTTAGGTATAATCACAAATAAAATAACAGGCGACACAAACGCCTACGAAACTGCAAAAGCACAAAAAGAAGCAAATCAACAGAACAGAGAGTGGGCATTAGAGGATTGGCACAGACAAAATGAATACAATCATCCAGCCCAAAACATGGAACGTTTGAGACAAGCTGGACTTAACCCGAACTTAGTATATGGAAAGGGAGCCGATATGGCTGCTACTACCATTCGGCAAACAGAAGCAAAACCAACACCAGAATTAAGCGCGCCAACAGATATGCAAGCATTACACAATTCTATAATGTTGAATCAACAATTAAAAACAAATCAATCAACTATTGACTTACAAAACGCCCAGAGAGCATCGATTGAAGAAGATGCAAGGCGTAAAAGAATAGATAACGACCTATTTGAAGAAGCTAATCAAAAAGATTCGGGAAATACATACATGTACGATAAACAATTAAAAGCAATACAAATTGATTTAAATGCTACCGAAGCCGAAATTCAAAAGGAGTTAAAAGAAAAAGGAAATCAAGTGCAGAAAGCAGTTGAAGAACTTGCCAATTTAAAGTTACAAGGGGCACAACTTCAAGCACAGAATCTACTTGTAGGTGCACAAAAAGATAAAACATTGGCAGAAATAGATAACGTTAAACAGAATTTACAAATTTTGAGAACACAAAATTATTCTGATTTATTAAGTTTATCCATGAAAAAACTAAACATCAGTATGAGCGACCCTATAGCCGTACGAATAGGATTAGCTCTTGCGACAACAACAAACCTAAACAAAATACTATCAGACGTTAATTCATTAACTAATTTCATTACGACAGAAGTAATACCAAAAAAGTAACATCGAAGAAGTTAACTGGCGTAAAACTAGGAATGTAGCGAAGCGAAATGACAACGTTTCAAGCCAGCAGAACGACCAAAGGGAGTGAACTAAAAATAAAAATAAAACTATAGAGTATGAAAAACAAAAGAAAACCACGTAAAACCTACGTAAAAGTAGCAAGAGGAGGTATTAGACTATGAAAAATACTATTTTCAACACGGTCGCCTCAACCAAACCAGGCTCAAATGTATTTGACCTAACACACGATGTAAAATTCTCGGGACAAATGGGAAACCTTATTCCATGTTGTATCCTTGAATGTGTACCATCAGACAAAATAAAACTATCAACAGATTTATTTTTGCGATTTGCACCACTTATTGCACCCGTTATGCACAGAATAGATGTAACCGTACATTATTTCTTTGTGCCAAACCGAATCATTTGGGAAAATTGGCAAGATTTTATCACAAATGTACCAACTGGAGGAATCCCACAAGTACAACTTTCTTCTTCAATGACTGCAAATGAGAAAAAGTTTTTAGACTATTTAGGGGTTCCACCTGTACCACTTGGGGGAACAGGAACTTTAGTGAGTGCATTACCTATGGCAGCCTATCAAGCAGTATACAATGAGTATTACAGAGACGAAAATTTAGTTGCACCCGTTAATTATCAATTAGTAGACGGTGTAAACGTAGATCCAGAACTATTAGTACTAA